GATGATAGGAAGTCCTCCGCCACCGGGTTCATTACTAGGTCGAGAGGTGATATTCTACGGATACTGGGACCGACGTAGCCGGACTGGGTCTTTCCAGTGGTGTTGTTCCTAAGATCCGTCCATTCGACAGTGGCAAAGCAGTTTCCAAAGTCGATGTAGTCGAGAATGATTTTGTCGATCTCATGCTTGAAGTTGGGCTGCTCGATCGCCCACGCCATGTAGTTGCAGATCGCATTTCGTTTAGCAATGTCGTTGCTGTCTTTCTCGTTGGCTTCCCAAACCAGCCACTTCCTTTTAGGAAACAGTGTAGCTGTATAATTAGAATACAGGTTGTCACGAATCTGACAAAGCTTCGGAATAGTCGTTCTATTCTTCCACGGATTGCTTGCATTGGACGTGTAGTTTGTGTCGGTCGCGTAGACATACCGGCGTATCTCTTCCTTGTCGACTTCCCATGGACGTCGCAGACCCATCCACTCGATGTACTTCCCGGTCAACCGAGTAGCTAACAGATCAGGAGAGAGTACATTCTCAAGCTCTAAAACTTGGCCCGTCACAGAGAACCGCCGAATCTAGTGTGGTATTGCATTTCTGGTTGAGCCATTGTTACTGTTTTAAACATGTTAATCGGAGCGATGGCGAAGTCTATCGCTGAAGCCAGCGCGTCCTTGACGTCATCGTGAGGAGGATTGGTGAAGACGAGTTCTTCTTCTAGTGTCTGGATGTTACCGCCTTGGTAATGCCAGATCTGGTTGTTGGAATACTTAGGTTCTAGCACAGCCATGATACGTTCTTCCTTGGACCCTTGCCAACGGGAAGGACGAAACTCATCAACCGAAAGACTCAGACCGTGGGGACGGATGTAGTTTTCTTTGAGGTCTTTGACGATGACGGCTTGCGCGACCGAGACTTCGCAGCGGATTTTCCGGAAGCCCCATTTTTCGAAGAGCTTGAGGATGTGCGCGAAGTATTCCGAGATTTTGTCTGTTTTGAATCTGTCGATGTCGAGGATGTAGTAGTTGTTGCGTCCATCGACTCCGACGACAACGATTGACGTTGCGTCAGCCCTTCTGCCAGTGCTATAAGCGAAGTCCACGGCAGCCACGACGTTAAGCCGTTCTCGCTTGTAACTCCAATGGTAGTCCTTTCGGGCGAGGTAATTCTGATCGTAGTACTGGAACAGATCTCGCTGGATGGGACTGGAGTCGACATCATGAGGATCGTTATAGTACTGGGCTCTGAAGTGGACCTTGTTGAGATACTGGCTTCGCTTCTTCGCGAGTTCCTCTGTATTGAATCCAAACCACTTACCGTCTGACCTCTGAGTGCGGGGCCAGAGAAATTCTCCTGTGCCATCTCCAGCGGTCTCAACAGCATGTTCTTTAATATCGAATAATTCTTCACCTGATATCCTGTTTCCTATATCATCATAATGATCCACAATCATCTCCGCCAATGAGGAGTACAGATCTTTAGGGTGATACCTAGTGCCGACTACCCATTCTTTGGCGTTGACAGTTTCAATTGAAGATAACAGTGAGTATTGGTCGCGTACCTTCTCGCGGCCTTCTTCTTGGTAAGCGTTGCTTGTTACGACGACATCATCCAGAACAGCAATATCACAATGCATACCAACGATATTGCTAGTAAGACCAGCTGTGAATATACTCGGATCGCGGATTGATTCCTCTTTCCTCTTAGGATGGTCAACTGAAATCTCCCTTTCAGTCCACTTCTCTCGCTTGGCTTCTTCTTGTTCGACCATGTCTGGCCAATACATTCGATAGGCATCGCAAGTAATGATGTCTTTGATAAACTTCAACTGCTTAGTAGCAAGGTTGCTTGTAGAAGAAATATACAAGATACGAATAGCAGGATCTTTAGTTAGTTCCCAAGCACAACGATAGGCGATGAGAGCTGACTTCATGTGATCGCGAGGCAGAAGAAGAAGTTGGTGCGATTTGGCATTACTAGCCGTCCACCAGCAAATTACTTCTCTGTGGACATTCCCAAGCATACGCTTAGGATGAACTAACTCGATGAATGAAACTAAATCTGATTCAGCTTCTTCTCTACGGTCTTTACGCCGAAGTTGTAAGTCTGAAAGCTTTGTGCGGGGCATTATGCTGTTGCGCGTTCAGCCCATGCTTTACGACAAGTAACTGTGCAAGAACCAGTCCCACGCATCACGATGTCTAATCGGAGACGAATAGCTGTCAACCCAGTCTGATTCGAAGGAAGTTGAAGACGAGGAGGTTCTGCTACATAACTTGTGTATCCACCGCCATCATTTCCGCCAATTGTCTGCGTATTAGGAGACATATCAAAGGTAGCTTGAGTGCCTTGCGTATTAAATGGTTGTAAGTAAACTTGGGCTCCGTTAAGACCTGTAGCTCCTGATGCAACGTCGTATTCCATGCCGCCTCGAATGAAATCACCTGGAAGGACATTAGTAATAGTCAGTGGGATTAGAAAAGACACAGTACCTGCACCTGTAGCTGTAACAACGATAGATACATCGTTACCCCAGCTATTTCCATTAGCGTCTGCTGAGCCTGCAACGATGGAGTAGACTGCTGTAGCTAGACCACTCTGGGCTGCAACCCATGGAGCCGGGACATTGCCAGTATTGCCTGTACCCCCGGCAGCACCTGAGGTTCCTGAGAAACCAGGACTAATCATCATGTTATACAAAGAATTCGTAGAAGACGAGACACTCTGATTGAGTGATGTCATCCTGTGCCCTGGCATTGTATTTAAATACGGTGAAATAATAGGAGCCATTGCTTTACCAATGACTTGAGAGCCGGTGATATTGTCGTGAGTGCCATCGCCTGAATTCTTCAGAGCAATAGTGCCGTTACTGGAAGTCGTGACTGCGTAAGGCGTCTGATCTAATACGATGACAAATGGAGGTCCTCGAAAGTCATCTCCATAATTGATGTAGTCAGCCATAAGACGATTGAAATCCGCTAGGATGCCTATCTGTTGTGCACTATAATTAGTTGCTCCACGTTCCCAGACATAGAAGACGCGTAATCCGGCGTCATTAAATGCTTTTATGTATGTCTTAAGATTAGCTACGGCAGTAGTTGCACAAGTCCCTGCGGTAGGGTAGAGTTGTGCTATATCGTTGATAGACCCGTCCATAAGGACACTACCAGCCCCAGTAGCAATACACGGAGTGACATATGGAGAAAACTGATCGGTTCTATAGCCGGGAACTCCATAGTTAAAAGCATTGATGATTTCTTTACCTTGAGCCCGGAGAGCTCCATTACTCCAATTCATCCAACCTGTATTAGAAAGATCAAATTGAGTCGTCGCATCGTTGTATTGAGCGATGATTCTGGAAGTCCCGATGTAAGTCCAATAATTAGGATTACGGTAAGGTCTAAGAGCTAGAGCTTGAGAAAGAGGTCTTGTCATAAAATTAAATCTACCAAATACGTGTTATCATTGTCTACGAGATTAGTGCCATCGTCATCTACTAGGTAAACATAGTTTGATGGAGGAATTATAGAAGAGACTATTCCTACTGGATAAATAGGCGAATAACTCCCGTCTAGATTTTGAACGATATTCACACTACCGTTAGGAGCATAATATCCAGTACCTACTCCAACTACAGCATTATACGCACCGCAAGGATGATACAGTCCCGTATAGGCACTACCGTTGTTGATAACTATATTATAACTACCGTCAGCGGCGTACAATCCTGTCAAGGATGATCCTGAAACAGAAGTCAACATTAACTGGCCATTGGCGTTATACGTCACTGGGATTCTTTCTTGGTAGGTTTAATCGTCCCGTCGAATGCAGCGTTACGCACACGGATATCCCAGATGTCATCTCTGATCTGGGAAAACCGGGTGTCGTCGTGTCGTTCATGGTATTCAAGTTTATCGAGAATCTCTTTGCCGAGTGCATAGAAGTCTTTGCGTATATTAGTGAAATGACCAGACAACCACCATGCCAGTGACCATACAGCTCCGAAGATTGAAATCAACAGACCTACAACGGTCACCGCAACACTAGGATTCTCAAACACAGTTAGGAAGCTTTAGCTGCCGAAGTCTGCGCGGCCGGGAGGGTCGCGTTGATCGCATCCAGCGAGGACTTGATCGTGTTGGCATCGGCAATCGATGCAGCAAGAGCAGCAGCGTCAGCTTGGCTGAGGTTGCTGGTTGTGGAGTTCTGAAGATTAGTCAGAGTAGTTTCGATGCTGGTGACGCCAGTGGAGACTACAGACATTTCAGCCGAGATGGCATCGAGGGAAGCTTGGAGATCAGTGAGATCGGACATGATTTTATTTACCTTGTGGGTTAATTCGTTGAGGAGACGTTCAATTCGAAACGAAGAGAACACTGCGTTTACTCAGGCATTACGGAGAATGCGATGGACACAACGCCGAGCGGGATGACCAGAGCTGGTTGAACGAAGAGACAGACAGCGGCGGCAACGCCAGCGATGACTGCGACAGCGAGTTTAACGAAATGGAAGACTTGAGACATCAGACGCTCGTGTTCGGGGTGTTGACACTACCGGGGCTAACAGTCGTGCTAGCTGGGGTAGAAGTTACAGGAGTTGAAGTCGAAGAAGGAACGGTAACCACAGGGCTCTGAGCCGGAGGGGTCACGGTTTTCTTATCTTCCTTGGAAGCTTCGTCTTCTAGTTTCTTCTTCTGATCCGCAGCAGCTTTGACCTGCTTGTCATGAAAAGAAGAATCCTTGACCTGCTGTTTCAGGGAAGGATCACTCGGGGGAGCAATGCCGGTATTGACAGCATCGACGTCTTCTTGAGTAGCTTTGTTGACAGAGTCGTACTTAGAAGGATAAGACTTCTGCAGGGACTTCTGTTCGTCATCAGTGAAAGCGACATCAGAGAGCTTTACGTTCTCGTGGGTGCCGTCTTTGTACTTGACGTTGATGGTCTCGGGAGAGTTAGCTTGGTTGTTAGGTCCGACGACGTGAACGAGTCGGTTCTTGTAAATAGCCATTGAGTTTCCTTGTGTTAAGATCTGTAAGATTCAGCTGAATAAATCTTGACATGCGCATAACTATTTGTTACACTGACATAAGTATGACAGAGTTTTACTGATTTGTAAAGGAGAAAGTGAAAATGGTTATAAAATGGACAGACCCTGCTGCAAAGGAGTTAAGACGTGAAATCGTTAAAAATATTGTAGAGTCTATGAAAGAAGAAAGACTATACTCTAGAATACCTCTAGGATCCACAGAGAAGCCTGCTGGTGCGTTTATTCCTAGTGTAGGCTACCTTACCAGCATAAATGATACAAAACTAACGAGAGAGCTTCCTATTGAAGATATGTAGTAATTGCAAAACGAAGAAAGAATTATCAGATTTTCACATAGATCGTCGCGCTCCTACCGGCAGAGCATCTGCATGTAAGATTTGTGCTAAAGCACGAAGTAAGCGTTGGTACAAGGATTCAGAGAATTATAGAACCATAGTTAGAAACTCAGGTCTAAGACATAGATTTGGTATAAGCAATGAAGATTATTTTGAATTATTGAAAGAGCAAGACGGTGTTTGTTATATCTGCAAGACTTCTCCCGAAGAAGGAAAGTACTTACACGTAGACCATTGCCATGATTCAGGAAATATAAGAGGGCTTCTTTGCAAAAATTGTAATCACGGTTTAGGTAATTTTAAAGATAATCCTGACTTTCTTACGAAAGCGATAGAATACTTAGATAGAAATTCTGTCAGTAATTAATTTTGTGTAGTTCAACGGCGCTTAAGGAGGGGGCTACCCCCTACACCGCTCTAAGCCGCAGAGGACTCTGCCGCACAGAGATATCTGCTCTCTCATACGTATGCATATGCATTATCTTAGCTACTAAGATACTTAGGTAGTAAGTGAATGCTCTAGTAAGATGCTTAGCCTATAAGCCTATGCTTACTGTATACATAATACATAGCTCAATACTGAATAGAAGCGTAAGTGGCACAGGTATTGCATAGGAATACATAGGCATACCTAGTTGCATAGCTTAGGTAAGAGCTATGCAAATCTGTACTTAGATAGCTTTTAGCAGATATGCATAGCTGCTATGTCCTTTTCGATATCAAATACTACTAAGGTATTAGAGTTAGGCGCTTGTGCTAAGCCTCAAGACATGAGACACTGATGACTGGTTAGTTGATTGGTTACTCCAGCCCTACGGGTTTGCTGGCTCATTCAATCCTCTGGCTTAGACTACTGACTGGTACTTCGTTGCTAACCTCGCATGTATTTGCGGGCAGAAAGAGCAACGTGGTGGTTTCCAGCTTTACCGCGCCCATCGGTCATGGGCATAAACGAGGAGAATAACAATGACGTTCTTTAAGAATACTACTGCGGTTCGTGCTCCGGTTGCTGATACTTCCGACGAAACCTTAGTCCCTGAGAAGCCAAGCTTCGAAGACGTCGCACCGCAGGAATACAAAGACAGGTTCCCGATTGAGACTGCGGGCCTGACGTTGGATGAAATCTATGAGGCAGTATGCGAGACTGATGCCGATATGAATGATCCTGATTGGAAGCTGTTCTTCCTCAAGGTGAAGCGGTCATCCTCTCCTAACGTGCCTAACATCGATGGTGACGCATTGTCTGCCAATGCAGCCAAGCTGGCGACATTGGTTGGCGATGAATGTAACAGCGTCATCAAGCAAATGGCAGATGCTAAGGAAGTACTCGACCTTGGCCAGTTCCGTTTGTTGTTCGCGTTGCAATCCGACTTCGATCAAGAAGTATTGGATGGTTTTCCGGTTCCCGATAGTGAAGAAGGGAATAACCCGGATCATTTCAAGGCTGATAAGATCGGTGCCGACGGCAAGGTAACCAAGGCTTGGACTACATTCTACACCATCTTCGCAGATGGTACGAAAGCAGGCACTGAAATCAACTCAACAATCGAGATGATCAAGCGCTTGGATGTAGCCAACGCAATGAAGGATGATATCCCGCAATCGTTGCGTGATCTTGATCCACATGAGCGCGTCAATGCGCTTAACTATTGGACGGGACGGCGCAATACATTGCGGCAAGCATACAAGAAGGCGATGAAACTATACTTCCAATTCGCAGCGGTGAATAACTTCCCCGGCGTCAAAGCCGAACCGATGTGGATGGAAGGGCGCGGACCAGATGACAACCACGCAGATGGTTTGGAGATTGAGAATACAACCAAGCCTATCCAAGTGTGGATACCATCAACCGATGGTAAACCCATTAAGAAATGGGAAGCGTTGAGTGTCGGCGCATTCATGAAACTGAATGTGAAGAAGGCAATTGAGAAAGGCGGTACGTTCCAAGCCTTGATCGATAGCGGCATTGTGCCGAAAGCCAAGCCCGGCACTGGCAGCAAGAGTGACAACCCGAATGCCAAGGCCGTCACGATTGCTACACTACCGACGTTGCGTGACGTCTTCGCGGAAGTGCATCGCTTTGTTACCACCATCCAAGACGACAAGACGCATGCCGAGTATGGCAAGCTTCTCAAGATGGTGAACGAGAAGGATAACGATGAGGAAGTAACAGCTATCGTTGAGTTGTCTAACTTCCTTAATCAGGTCCGCAAAGATGCGGGCTTGGATAAGAAGTATGTTGCAATCCAGACTGCAACGCCTGAGTTGGCCAAGGCCAGCTAACCACAACGATTAACATCAGCCCCGTTGCAGCAATGCAGCGGGGCTTTTGCTTGTCTGTACTTTGCTGCACTGCACAACGCATGCTGCGCTGCAGCAACGTATGTGCACATCACCTGAGTTAATCATGCATCATCTTTTGATGATAGGTACACATGCATGCACGCGCTTGACTGTGACTAACATGACACAGTGTGACATTTATGTCAAGTAAACTGACTTAATCAAACAAACTTTGATGATAGGAACAAACGCCAGCACACGTACAAACACACGCTTGACACGCGAGACGTGCACGCTAACGAGTATGTTCGTTTGTGCTAACGACGTCGGCATGCTATATTATAGATAGTGGCGATTAGGTCACAGAGGAGCGCAGTTCATGAAGATGGATAAGGTTACTGAGGTTAATAGATTTTGGAATAGAAACTACGCTGGCGTGAATACGCGTGTGCGTGGTAACATTCCGGGCATCGTCAAGGCCAGAGATGTCTTTACCTTCGGTGAAGACTTCTCAGACGACAAAGGCACCGTGCGCACGTTCATGCGCATTACCAACCCGTCTAAGCCATACGTGCGTGCGTATGACTGAGAAACGCTATATCATCGACACACCAAGCCGTCGGGAGTACTTTCTTCCCGGCGGTTCTGACGTGTGTAAAATCCACTACGGTTATCCGTATGTGCACTGTACAGTCACCAATATGTGGAAAGGTGACTCAGAGACGTATGATGCAGATAAGCGTCATCCGCATTGGCAGAAACATGTCACGATGTTCGAGACGTTGGCGTGGGAGAAGTATCGTTTGATTGAACAAGAGAAGTTCATTCTTGAGCGTCGTCGTAATCGTCACAAACAGGGGAGTTAATTATGTCGGTATGGAAGAAGCTTGATAAGACTGCGCGTGCTGCGTTCCTAGTCGATGGCAGCAATCTCCACGCTACATGCAAAGCGTTGGGTTTCTTTATCGACTACGAGAAGCTGATCGATGGCTTCGAAGGCACGGTGTTTCGTGCTGCGTACTTCACTGCTCTGCCACCTAAGGATGAACAGTCCACGCTGCGTCCGATGGTTGATTGGATGCAGTACAACGGCTGGCAGATATACCAGAAGGATACAGAGGAGTATCTTAATGAAGGTGTTTTCAAGATCAAAGGGAATATGGACATTGAGATTGCGGTTATCGCTTTGGAGATTGCTCCTTATGTTTCGGATATATTTCTATTCTCAGGGGACGGGGACTTCACGTTCTTGGTGGATGCGCTTCAGCGCAGGCATGGGGTACGTGTCACCGTCGTCTCCAGTGTTAAAACAAACCCTGTGATGTGCAAGGACAGCCTGCGTCGTCAGGCTGATGCGTTCATCGACATCGTGGATATCAAGCAACACGTCATGCGTGCATCGCCACGTCGTGGCTTAGCTGTGATGGGTGATTGATGCGTCGCTACGTAGTCATGAAGATGTGTGGCATGTCGTGGGCTATAGCCGTCGATGCCCACTACACAGGACGGTGGCTTGTCTATCCTTGGACTAGCTATCGGATACGTTACAACAATGACAACGAAAGGAATTGATTATGAACGATGTCTTTGTGTTACGTGGTGATAACGTCGATGATGACTGGGAGTTTGTCTGTACTACCAGCCAGACTAACTTCGCTGACATCGCTTGTGCTCTGATGTCTCTGTACCCTGAGGCTAAGGGTATCCAGATATACCCTGCTAAGGAGTAACTAGCTATAGGTATATCTAACCTGCGGCGGACAAACCGCTTATACACTGGATATAAACACACGTCAAGGGGAGAGTTATGAAGTATGTGATAATAGTTTTGTTCCTATCATCGGCGTTTTGCACGCGCCAAGCGGAGGCTCACAATGACTATCGAGACGGTTTGTACTCGGATGTACGTATTCTTGAACTGCACAATAGCTGGATTAGCGGTGCTTCTTGCTATTGCGGTACTGGGACAGCTGATCCATTCATATCGGAGAACCCGCCGATAAGATACCTATGGGTATGGCCAAGACTGCCTACGTTGATTGATACATTACGTGCAGACGCTCACAAGCGTCTTGCAGAGCTGATGAAACAGCAAGCCAGACCTGTTCCTGAGTTCTTGGTTGACTGGAAACGGGTATGGCAGTTATCAGGGTTGTTATTGATCCTGAGTGGCTTGGTTCTAGAGTTTAAAGCCGTTAGTCGTTTGCGTTAAGGCACATAACCTGCTATACTCTAATAATCGAAGGGGGAAAGATATGGTCAAAGTTTACGGCAGTCCATTCGCAATAGACTGGAAGGACAAAGACGCTGTTATTGCTTACGCTAAAAAGCTCGGCAAGGGACAGGTTGTGTTTAAACATCCTAACCGGGCTAATTACAACATCACATTCGTGTGTCGGCCTGGTCTATATGAAGGTTGTGAAATCATCTATAAAACGTGAGGGAAGATATGGCCAACCGAACAATGCAAGCCAAGGCTATGAAGCATCGCAGACATAAGCGTTTATTTCCTAAGCATCTACTTGCCAGTTATATCCCGACTGGTAAGCCTCCTGACCGTTTCGTTATCCAAGAGTACAAAGAACGGACGCGAAGTCTTGCGTTCGATGACGCGTATATCGCAGATCTCGAAGCGAAGCAAAAGTTCCACCACGTATCGTATAAGCGACGCGAGGTCGAAGCGCATATCAAGCGCATCAAAGAACTTACTCCAAGTATGTTCTGCATAACTATTTGCGACATGCCCGCGATCAAGGCTCAGTTATTCTATAACTCTGAACGGACAAGGTTCATGGTAATGGAGAGTAATCATTTAGTCCGACAAGTCCGAACGTCGATTGTCTACTCTGACAAGACTAGACTGATCGATGCTTGGAAGTCGGAAACAGTCAGGTGGGTCGAGTTCTCCTCGCTCGATCCACCGCCCTCAAGGGACGACGCGTAATTCGCACACCGTGCTCTAGCTGCGCGCGCAGTGAACCGGCCCGTTGCGTCGTCCCGACTTCTAAAGACCAAGACTAGCCCCTCGCTTGGTCTTAAGCCCTCGCCGGTTCCCCCTCCGGCGGGGGCATCTTTTTATCTATAACAAGGAGGAGTATATGAAGAAGAATACACGTCGCTACAATAAGAAGCTTAACCGTTCTAACAAGATCACTATTAGTGATCCTAAGACGGGCAAGCGGATTACTCGTATCCATTAGCCCATTCCGGGCAGAGGAGTAACCATGATCATCGATACGATGGCCGTGCGCAACTACCTTGTGCTTAATGTGGAGGACAAGGTCTATGACTTCACGCATTCCGACGCGTTTGTCGGAGAATTAGGAGGTGCTGTACTGGCTTTAGGGGTGATCCTCGGCATGGCTCATTTGATCCGTGCTTGGATCAAACGAAAGGGCTATCGCATGGTCGTTCGCGATCGAAACGACAAGATACATGCGTTGCTTCTGGATATTCTACAAGACGGTCTCGACAAAGCAGTCGAGGACGGAAAGATCAGCAACCAAGAGTTGGACAAGACGTTCATCGATCTTGCCCAGAAGCATGGTTTCTACGATCTTATTCCGAAGAAGCGCATCGCTCGGCATATCAAGGCTGAGTTAAAGGCTGCTCGGCAGAAGAGACGTCTGCTGGGAGATACCAAGCCAAACATTCCGGGCGATAAACCTATACGTCCCGTTGCCCGGGAGATTAAGCCTTTGCGACCGGCTCCATTGTCCTTGACCGACAGGTTCAAAGACATGGTTAAGTTCGCTACGTTTAACCGCTCATAAGAGGAGAAATCATGAGCAACTTCGATAACCAAAAGATCATGCACGTCAAAGCCGGAAGTCTACCACCGGATGACTTGCTTGAACATATCCTGTCGAAGAAGCCGAACGCTTTCGGTTTCGTCGTGCAGAACATCGCAGACGGCAAGCCCGATCTGTCGATCATCCGGGAAGATGCCACTGGTATCAATATCACGGAGCTGAAGCAGCTATTCATCAACGCCAAGGACTTTCCCTTGTCGGTATACTTCGCGAAGTTGGCTGCGGGTTTCGACGCATCTGACATCCAGCCGTTCATAATCAGCGACGGTAACAACGATCCCTTTATGGCACTCATGTTCGAGGGCACCATCAACGGTCACGACAACCCGGTTAACCATACCGAGCAGTACAACCTCGTCAACGGCATTCTCATTCCGACAGTTCAGGAATGGTGCGAAGACTTCGAAGGCAATCTCGACAAGATCGCTGCTAAGCTTAAGGGAGCGGTGTTCGAGAAGAACCTGATGGCTCACGTCGGCCATCGTGGTATTCTCCACATCGTTCCGCTCGAAGGCGACACGATTAACATTGGTCGCAACGAGCTTATGCTCGAAGGCGAATGGGGTTGGATCAGCCAGAAGGATGGCTTTGGCGATGTCAAGGTTGTCGAGAAGGCAGCCGAGCCCGAGAAGAAGCGTGGCTTCTGGAAGGGCGGTGGTGCCACTGCAACCAAGGCTTCGGTGCCTGCTGTCGAGCAGAAGACGGAGAAAGGCTATCCCGAGAAGACCGCTTCGGAAGAGCCGATGTTGGCTGCGAAGCCGCCGTCGTGGTGTCACAAGAACGACGATGTCAAGATGTGGTATCAGATGGTCGGCAACGAACCGACTGGCCAGCTCAAGAGCGTTGTCCCGGCTGCGTGGAAGAAGCGTCTGCCGATCATCGTAAAGAACTTCGAGGCCGTCAAGATCGGCGATCTCAAGTCATTCACGGACTACGCCCTGAAGCGTACGATGCTGACGACTGGCGCCACGGCGGAGACATCCTCCGGTAAGCCGGTTGCTTCTGGACAGCCGCCGATGCTGCCTGAGAAGAATGCGAAGGACATTACCGGCGTTGCCGGTGACGTCGAACTTCCTATCATCGGGCCACGCGAGTTGGAGGCCGTGCTGGAAACGGTGTCCAAGATCGACAGCAACTCCAAGAAGATCATCGATCCGAAGGAGATGCAGGCTCAGGAAAAAGCCTACCCGATGTTCTCCGAAGCTGTCGGCGTCAAGGTCGAGGAAATGCTGAACTGGCCTGTCTCAGGCTTGTTTGCCATCGCCAAGACCGATTACCGTGCTGGTGTGCTACTGGCTATTCAGTTCCGTAATCTGTACCGGAACCTGAAGAACGTCACTACGAAGGTCGAGACTGAAGACAAAGTCACGACCACGACGACGACTGGCGGTACGACCAAGGTTGAGAGCGTCGCCAGGAAGGGCTTCTGGGGCAAGAAGGCTGCCTGATCGAGATACGTAGAGAGCTGCACCCTAGCGGTGTAAGGACTACGTAGAAGCGAGAGAGCAGTCGCAGCGATCCCCCCGATCCACTGGCTGCTCTCTCGTGATCTCTTTTGTCTATAAGGAGAACACAATGGGTTTCATTCAAGCTGCACGCCAATTCCAAGCCATAGTCGGTTCAGATATTAACTTCCCTTCAACCCACGAAGCGAAGTGGTTGACTGACCAAGCAATGTATTCCCCGGATCTAGGATGGCTTGAGCAATTCGAATACCAGTGGCTGTTCGCTGCTGATGACACCCGTATCAACCATTCCCGACACACGCTGGTCAGCGACTGTGAGTTTGGCGCGACAGCGTATACGACACAACCATTCAACTATTGGGTGCTCGAAGCAGGTGACGAACGTGTTCCTGTTCCGATGCTGTCGAAAGGACCGAGTCCTATTCGTTATTTCCCTCCGTCGTTGAAAGTCCGTGGTGAACTTCTGAAAATCAGGACTCATCAGTTTTTAGGACTTGACACGTACAAGCGAAATACTGTACAATTCAAGCGTAAACGGATCACAGTTCTAGTGCCATATCGTGATGGCACGTATGTCGGTAACACCGACGAATACGGTCCGATGCTTAAGCCAGTCCCACGTGCACTCCAAGGCACGAAGCATTTCATGTTGTCGAAGGAGAAGGTATACGTTATCCGTGCGTGGATGTACGTAGCTATTCCAGAGTACTGGGATAACATCCTCGATGCAGGATGGCGAGGTTTCAAGACGGTTAATTATTACGAGAGCAAACGCTCTTGGTTGAAGGAGTACTATGACTTCCCTAAGCAACCACTCAAGTAAGGTTGTATCTAAGGAACGGTGTCCAGACTGCGCCAAGCGTGGTCTGGATACTTCCGGAGATAATCTAGCAGTATATGACGACGGACATAAGCATTGTTTTGCGTGTAACTTTCATTTAGGAACTAACGGATTGAATGACGATATTAATAACAGCGAATATACTTACGAATATCTTCCTAACCGTGGTATTACTGCAGATACATTTCGAAAATACGGGGCTAAGACTCAAATTGACAAAAATGGAAAGCCGGTATCGACAGGGTACCCTGAACCTAATGGTTCATTCCATGTGCGTAAGCTCACAGAGAAAGGTTTCTACCATAAAGGTGACTACAAAGCTGGTTGTTTTGGTACAGATAAGTTCGTCGCAGGCGGACATAAGTACTGCATCATAACCGAGGGGTATGAAGATGCGCTTTCTCTTTATCAGGTTACCCGCGTACCTAGCTTTAGCGTTCACAGCAGCAGCACTGCTGTCTTGGACGCAAGCCAAGTACGATCCCAGCTTAACAGCTACGAACGGATATATCTTGCGTTTGACGGCGATGAGCAGGGACGTGACGCGTCCGCTGCTGTCGCAAAGCTATTCGATTATTCAAAGATATACGAACTTAAGTTCCCCGGCGGGAACCGGAAAGACGCCAACGACTTCCTCCGGAACGGAGAGCCCGACCAACTAAAGAACGTCTTCGAGAACGCGAAGAAATTCCTACCGATTAACATCGAGAGTGAACTTCGCGTTTTCAAGAACATCCTCTTCGAAGCACCGAAGCCCGGTGTATCTTATGGGATACCGACGCTTGACTATATGACTTACGGCATTCGCACTGGGGAAAGTGTATTGCTCACAGCTCCGGAAGGTGTCGGCAAGACTGAGGTCATGCATAAAATCCTTTGTAACATCTTGAAGGAACAGCCTGATGCTCCCGTCGCAGGAATATTCTTGGAAGAACCTAAGAAGCGATTGCTCCAAGCAATTGCAGGCATACATCTCAATCGCCCAGTGCACCTCCCTGATTGCGGGGTTACGGATGCTGAGGTTTTCGCAGCAGTGCAGACCGTGGTTAAGACGGATGACCGTCTTCACATCTACTCTCACTTTGGGAGCGATGATCCAGACCATATTCTCGACACGATCCGATTTCTCGTTAGTGCTCGTGGGTGTCGTTACGTCTTTCTGGATCACATCACTATGGTTGTTAGCGGTGCTGGAGGAGATAACGAAAGGCGGGCTCTCGACTATCTTTCGACGCGGCTCGAAATGCTCGTCAAAGAACTCGACTTCAGTCTCATCGTCGTCAGCCACGTCAACGACGACGGGCTAACTCGAGGCAGTCGAAACATATCCAAGATCGCTGATATACGTATCGATCTCACGCGTGACATTCAGTCGTCCGACCCGACTATCCGCCGGACGACGCATCTAAAGATCAGTAAGAACCGCTTCTGTGGACGTACAGGACCGGCAGGACAACTCCTGTTTGATCCGATGACTTACACTCTTTCAGAGGATTTAGGTTATGGCACACCAGCAAACGATAACCGGCGAATTGAGGAAATGGCATCGTAGTTTTAATAGCAAGGGTGAACCTTGCATCGTTGGTAAGATGTATGAAGATGCCAACGAGATATGGGAAGACGGTGAAGACGCTGTAATCTTTTATTCAGATTGGGTAGAGAGTGTGAGCTTTTACCTCGCTGTGTGTAAACTTGGGGCAATCAAATGTCCCAAGGATGAGGAGGATACACGTCATGCACCCGAGAGATTTAACGGTGGCTAGCCGATTGGTTAAGCATGAATACCACGGACAGGTCTGGTTTACTGTGGAGTCAATGAATGGCCAACAAAAACGCTCTGTCGATGTGGACGGAGTTCAAGATCATCGCACTGCTGTTAGCGCCAAACAGCAGGAAGCACGTCGCTAGGACATGTCGTGTTTCAGTCAGCACCGTAGCTAAGATCAAGGCACGTTGGCCGTTATTCTTCTGGAGACCAAAATGAATGAAGCACCAACTGTGCTCCGTGTGTATGAAGGTGGTAAGGACGAAGCTGTCGAGCCTAAGCTTGCTTGGCAGGGCGGAGGCAACGACTGGCTAAGGAAGATGGCGTATAACGATCGTTTCCTATCATCGCGAATTCAGTCTTCAGGCGAAGATTTCGATCAGTTCGCTATCGCGTTTATCACGCCAGAAGCGATACTTCTCGCCGAGCTTCAACCCACTGGAATGAATGTATTCCGCTGGGTAGACAGTCTCAAGTTCTCTAACCGTAATAGATTTGTAGCTTTGCTACCCGACCCTATGATACCCGACAAAGAAGCGGGAGTTAAGAATGAACATCATCTACTTGGACCAGCCGACGGCAAAGACCATGACGGACATGAAGGGCCTACTCCGGATTTATCAGAGTAGGAACACAGGTCAGTACAGCGAAGCTGTCGATAAGTATTCGTCTATCTATAACACCATGATGGACGAGGTATTGGGGCGTTAGTATTCAGTTGCCGCCCCGCAAACCCTAACATGAATAGGCTGAAGAGCTTAGCAAATCGAGACTCTGCATTGCCGCAGTCTCCCTTAGGGATGCGTTCAGGGAAAGACATGTACAACCTGACGCTTTATTCATTAGGCAATACTGCCACAGAGGAGAATACATTGGACAATCCCATTACCAATCTGATCATCACGGTTGTGGCCGTTGGTGCTGTTCTGCTGATCCTGTTGGCACTGACTGGCAATGTTCATTGCTGGAACGTTCCGTTCATCGGCAAGGGCTGCAACATCGGCTGATATTAGCGTGGGCCTACGGGTCCACGCATTTATCTATAACGGCTAATCTCACAAAGAGGAGAGTGCCATGGACGGTAAGAAAAGGATTGCTCGTCTGCGCAATGACGAGAAGTGGAAAGCTCTGGGCTTCGACAGGCCAAAGGAAAAGAAAGAGCGGATCGCTAAAATCGTAGATGCGGTTAAGAAGCACGCTCCGATGCCTAGGCCAATTAAGCTCAAGATGGTTGGACTGGGTGCTCTTGAGTGTAAGAAGCCACCTGCTTGGATGATGGACGCTATCGGTCAGATGGTTCCTGTGTATCGAGAGCCTGAGAACCCGCATCCGTTGAAGAACCCTTGGAGGTTCATCGAGCGTCTGCAGAAGCGAGGCTTCGAAGT